GTTAGGTCCAATCTTAACTCCACCCCAGGTTTCGTTAATCCAGATCCAGTCAATATGTTCACCAAAGATTAAGTTGTCCTTATTTTTCTGTTTAAAAAGAGTTGTGTTATAAATTGGTTTTTCAATAGTTTTATAATCTTCAGTAACTATCTCTTGTATAATTTCACCTTCCTGTGTGATTTTAGTAAGATGCCCAATTTTACGCTGGCTCTTCCAATAAATAGTAGATACGCGTAAAAGATGTGTTTTACCAAAGTCAACAGTATCTTCTGAGTCAGATAAGATCCACTCTACTATATCACCAGTACCAAACTGTGTGTCATACAGAGATGTAAACTGACGATATGCCAAGCTAGGCATTTGTGTATTCCACTCATGAGATCTAGTAGGATCGTAGTATGTACCGTCATTTTGATAACCTTGTATTGCATACCCGGCTGAACGTACAGGATAGATAGCCTCTAAAGCTTCTAACTGTTCTTGATTCATCATCCAGCCAAACTTATCTATTACATCTGAAACAGATAAAAGATCCATTTTACCTACCCAATTACCTTGAGAGATATAACGTACATCAGGAGACTTGTGATAAAAAGTAAGCAGCGGATTCCATAGCTCCACTTCATAGTCATCTTCCATCATTCTAAAATGCCAGAACTCTCTGTCTGTAGTAAGCATATCTCTAAAAGCACGCTCTTCTAATTCCTGAAGAGTAAATCTTTCAGTGTCCACTTTCATTTGATGTGACGCCCATTCTTCAATCATAGAGCGGTAGTCTTTTCTAAAATAGTCTTCTATTTCAGGTAGAGTTTTGATATTCTCTGTAGACATCATCTGTTGAGCTTCCTCTGATTCAGGGTCTAAACCCTGGTTAATCATGCTAATGAGCATCTTTTGCTGTGCCTGCTGAACTAATACGTCTTCTAACATAGCTCGTTTTTCTTCAAGCATTTCATTATAAGACATGTCATCAACAGCTCTAAATGTTATTTTAGAAGCTCTTTTAGAAAACTCGTTAGAAAGAACGTTGATTACATTGGGTATGATAGGATAAAACTTCAGTTCTAAAGCTGAAGTATCTTCTTTAGTAAGAGTGTCTATCAAATCCGCCATCTCGTTATCTTCTTCTACAATGTAGTCCGTCTTGTCTATGATACCTTTGGCAAGCTTATAGTTCTTCATCAGCCTCCGGGCGTTACGCCTAAGCTGCTTCATTCCCTGAAACTCTAGCCAATCTAGGTTCCACGCTCTCCACTCCTCGTCTTTCTCCTTCTCAGGTAAAAACTGGATAGGCTGGGTGAGAGTACCCATTTTGTTATAGTCGGCCTTTTTTCCAGCCTTTAAGTCAAGAGCATTATATATCTGCATGATAATTAATTATTTAGATCTGCGGTATCGGTAGATGTACTGATAGTAAGTGAGCTAGCTGGGCTAGTATTAGAAAGTCCCACGCTTCCGAATGTCGATACAGTCACAGTACCCGAGCCGTTAGTATAAGGCCACAGACCAATAGGCTGCGTATACGGATTGGTGGTCCAAGGAGTACTTGTACTTGGAATATATACAGACTTTTCTTCTATTTCCTCCTCTTCTTCCTTTAAAAGTAGCAAAGCCTCCTCAAGTGTGAGGGAGCTTTCTTTTATCAGACGACTAAGGATTGTTACCTTCTGGGCGTACAACGGGGTGTTTTCCATCTTATCGGATATTTTTAAAGGGTGATCTAGGTGGTTTCATGCCTGTAGAACTCCCTCTGGAAGACCCCATATGTCTAAAAGGTCCCCAATTTAATTTACTAAATTTCTGGGAGTTATCCAAGTTTTCCTTGCTAACCTCTACACGTTTAGCTAGGCCACGATTACTCTGCTGGACCTTAGCAAAGGCTACCAGAGAACAAAAAGCTACTAAACGGTCTACGTTGACTCCATCTTGATAAGCTTGCATCTCTTTTAAAAGCATAATATCTGGAATACGTTCTACCCCGTAGATCGTCTTTACAATCTCTCCATCGGGTTTGGTCTCATGATCCAGCTCTTCTTTTGTAAATTCAATCCCATAAGAAAGAATAGTACCTTTAAAGAGTGTACCCACGTTTTTCCAACCATATTCCTGAAACACGTTGCGGTTGGCTCCTATATCTTTTAAAAACAAGATCATGTCTTTAGGTACCAGGTAGCGTTGTTTCTTTTTAGAAATCATGTACTGGATGAACAAAGCCACGTTATTCTCCACCACAGTCCAGGCGTTGTACCACTCAATCATAAGTTCCAGACGTTCATGGGTTTTGTTCAAGTCATCAAACCTACCACACCAAGAAGCTACTATTCGGTCGCGCTCAATAATGTTCGTCACCTTCCCGTTGCCCTCATCTTTTATAACTTCCACTGGGTTTTTGTAGACATAAATAGCACAAAGTGATTCTGAGGTTGTAGTCTTACCCTCTCCTACAGGATCAACAGAAGCATAGTACATTCCAAACTGAGGATCTTTAGCTGGGCGTTCGTAAATACAAATAACTCCTTCTTTGTCTTCTGTCTTTTTAGAAATGGGAAATTCCATGATCGGAATCTTTCTTGAAGGCTTATCTACAATCTTTCCCTCTGCGTTCCTATAAAGATCAAGATACTCCACTGAGTATTCTTTATCCTGAATACGTTGCATCTGCTTTGATACTAGATGTGGTGGAAACACCGACTCTTTTCTAGTAGCAAAAGCTTCTTCTATGTTTGTTGGCTTTTGTGATATCCTTAACTGGTACTGTTCAGGTGTGAGATCACGTTTCCATCTAATACGTTCTTCTACAATAGCCGCTAAAGCCTCTTCTACTTTAGAGTTACCGTATTGATCTATAAACGGAGGCATGCTCCACTGCTCAGGAATAAATAATCCAGTTTTACCTATAGTACCATCTTTATCTATCAAGTTAGAAGGCACAGCATAGATATCATTAGCTTCTGGTTGAAGTACCATTAATTTTAAAGGTTCACATGCTTCAAGATCACCCACTGATCCGGCAGCAATAAACATACCAGTAGTAATCATACCACTCTGCATAGCAGGTCTCATATACTCATAGGTCTGATCCATCTTAGGAGCAATACCTGCTTCCTCATGAAAGAAATACGTACAGGGACCACCAACACCATTCGTCGGATCTTTCTCAAAGGATGTACCAGTAATGATAGATTTGTTTCCTTTATAAGTGTCGCGTCCGGATATACGCACCTTGATGCGCTGCTGCCAAGAAAATACTTTATCAGGATCACTCGGTCTGTACCAGGCAGTGTGTTCGTTTAAAAACGTACGGTATTCTGCAAGCATACGCCATGTACCTTTCTCAGAAATATAATCTTTTAAGCTTGCCCCCATTTTAAGAACAGCACCACTCTCAAACCAAAACATGTTAATTAGTTTGGCCGCATGAAAATAAGAGGAGGCTATCTGACGTTTCTTTAGAATAGCAGAATGCTTATAGTGAAGTTCTGCCAACTGCTCATACAGGGCCATGTGATATTGGGCATCTCTCACCTTGGCAAAGTCAAAACGTTTTTCTTCTTTGTCATAGATGGGAAGAAAGTTCAGCCACATGTAGTAATCCCGACTAACATACCAAACATTATCTCCGTTTTTGACAATAATACCTGTCTTACACTTCATTTTTTGGTCATCCCAATAGTTAATAAAGTCTTTTGTCTTTACAGGAGCAGGGCAGTAAAAACCCTGGGTCTGGAACTTCTTAGCTTCAGCATTAAATATCAAAGAAGACTCATCAAACTTATATTCACCAGGTTCTTTGAATAGTCCCAAGACAAAGTCTCTAAACTCTTCTCTACTGTAAAAAGTAGTCAGGGTCCACTGATCATTATCGTAAGTGGGTATTTCTATATAAATATTACTTTTCACGTAGCAGCTTTCCTATTTGTTTTGGATCACCTCCTGTTTTATACAGTATTTCAGTGAGGGTTTGAATCGAATTACTTCTAAGTACACCGGGCACTTCAGGATTACTCCAATACTCATTGTATTTATCCCTAGGAATAGCTGCCCAGGTTTTTCTGTGTTCATTATAGTGAAACACATAATCATATAAACTATACTGAGTATCTTCCATGGTTTTATTAAGTTTTAGTTGCGGAACCTAGAATCGAACTAGGATTTCTGGGTTATGAGCCCAGTGTGCTACCGTTACACCACCCCGCGGTAATTATTCAAGCTGTAGGGGGAGGATTTGAACCTCCAAGCGAGCAGGGACTCCCCACTCCCGCCTCCGAGACCAGGAGGTGTGTCTGCCAGTTTCACCACCCTACATTATTGATCATACGCCAAGTTTTGTCCTCCTCTCACCGAGCTTTGTTGTTCCTCTTCCAAATCTCGCAGCGTACCCTTGAAAGATTGACGTATAGCTTCAAACTTTGCTGCCGCATTGACCAACGCAGTAATGTTACCATCTCTGCCATGTTCAATTTCTGTGGTCTCCATATATTTGGCAAGACGGTCAAGCATGCTTTTAATACCAGCATATGCTCGGTACGTTGGTGTTTCGTAGAGCTTACGGCACATCTTAAGACCGTTAACAATAAGATCCTCATCAGTTGAAAACTCAGCTCCAACCTCTTGAAGAATAATTTCTTCTTTGTCTGTTTCCGGTACATCAAAAAAAGGATTTAGGTCTGGATTAGGGCAGGTCATATAAAACATATACGCATATATCCGTAAATATTCGGTAGGATATTCGATCATTATATCATGCAAAAACTTCAGAGTGTAGCAGTGCTCACTTGGAACTACCTGTCCATTCTGTATATCAAATAATCTAATCATTGTTCATCTTTATATTATAGTAATAAGAGTCGGTGTCTTCGCTCACCCACTTATCAGAAACAGTTTCTACACTTTGCAACTCTGTATCAACCTTTATTTTTTTTGGTTCAATAGGAAAAGATTTCGTAATCCAGTTAGAGTCTTTCCAAAATATTCTGTTATTTGGCTGGCAAAGTAAGTAGCCATCATCAGCAACAAGTATATGTCCGCACTTATAGTCAGTTGGCTCATCTGAATATGAATTTTTGTACCAATCCACTGTAAATAAATAGGTAGCCCATATTTTAGAACCATCTCTTAAAACAACTTGACACTTTTTCTCGTACAAATAATCATAAGTGATCACAGATACATTCTCACTAAAGCAATCCCATAACTGTTTAAAATGAAAGGGAACATCTGAAATAGGCTCGTGTAAATATATTTCACTAATAGGTACTCTTGATCTAAGCATCCCATAGTCTGTCATCAAATGAAAAGTAAGTATCTTACCTGATATTGACTGCACTCCAAATAAGTAAGCAGAATGAAATATATTACGATCACTAAGATTTTTTGTAAAATAAGACTGCCTTACAAGACACTTTATATTATCTATGTTATGGTTTAGTATCATTAGCTTTTTGTCTTTAGCTTATTACGATTATCTTCTAACCAATGCATAATAGATATCACTTCCTTTTTCATATAGGGAAGATCATATTGCATAATATCTTTTACCAAAGGATCACCGTTGGTATCAAGAGCAGTGATAGGATTACCAAACTTATCTTTATCAACCTCTTCAAACATTATGTGATGAATAGTAAGAGTTCCAAACTTCAGTCGCGGGTTATGCTTTAGTATAATATACATGTACAAACTAAGCTGTAAGGCATAATGATTAAGATTACAATCATCTAAATGACTCACTGGGCCTAACATCTTTTGTGTTATCCCCTCCCAGTTTGTGTACCCTTCTACCTTGATTTCTTTGTTGGTTTTGTAGTCTGTAATGTGCACCTCACCATTAATCACTTCTACCAGATCTGACTGACCGCAAAGACCAGCACTCTTTAAATAAACCATGTGTTCTGGGTATACTCCGTCTGAAAGCTTTTGATCAGGAGAGTATTTAAGGCCGTCTATTTCTATAGGCTTTACAATAGGAACAGTTACTCCTGAACGTTCTATTGTTTCCAGTTCACAAATGTCTCTTTCTCTACAGTTATGGTACCATGTACCAAGACTAGTGGCTCGATTGGCTTCTGCTTTCCAGGCTGCTTTAATATCTTCCGGGGTCATCCCGTACCACTTACTCTTTTTATTCTTTGCGGATTTTTCAGCTATTCTATCGGCTTCAAAAGGTTGCTTAAAGTTTGATATAAAAGATGTTACACTTAACCAGTCAATGCCGTCTGGATTTATACTGCTGTACTTGTGTTGTTGTGGAGTGAATATTATTATCATGTTTGAATCCAATTTGGTTGTTCATAGGGGATACTGACATAGCTTGCATGACTTCTTGCGGACTATGGAATGTTGCGTAAAATCGTCCAGAATATTTATCAAATACTACAGAACGTTTTTTACTTATTTTGTTTTTACTGTTAACATATTCTTCTATAGAGCTAATGCATTCTTTCTTAAACCACTTTTTAACCTTGATCTGTTTTACAAGCACTTCTTTCCGTTCTGGAAATAACTCACCACCTTCCATCTTTTGATAGATGGTCTTGGTCTTGTATATAGAGTGAACCACTTCTAGCTCTATGGTATCGTGAAAGATCACAGTCCAAGTTTCTGATTTAAAATATCTTCTTCTTGCTGCGTAATCTCTGCTTTCCATTTGCCTAAAGGACAATCAGAACTAAGTGATCTTGTTTTAAATCCAAGAGAACATCCGCAACCACCAAGATCTTGGTTGCAACAAGGTTCGGTTCCTTTCACGACACATCCTGTACCTAAAGTGTCGTATAAATTACAAGCACGACAGATTTGCATTCTTTCTGTCGCGATAAGTTCTACATCCTCTCTTTTAAAGATGGAGTTAGTGACACCTTCAAGTATCTGACCCTTTGCTTTCCAAATCCGAATTATGTTCTCCTTTAGATTCATGTGTGGTTAGCTTATGCATCTTTATAAAATCTGCTCGTTGTTTTTCTTCGTCCATGATCTTTTTTAAAGTTTTTAGATCATAGAGGGTTTCTGCAGTTTTAAAACGGGCAGTCATTTGCTGCAGACCCTTTTGTTTGTTTTTCTCTTCAAACTGCTCTAGCATTTGAATCTTGTCATCCACCTTCCAGTGTTTGATAACAAAATCCCCAAGGTTGGTAAGATGAATACGTTGATGCTTTAATGCACTCATACTCTTACGAACTTCCTGCCAG